CATCACCCTCATTAGTATTACCGTTGTTCCATTCAGGTTCTGGAATAGGTATATCATTACTCGGTTGTTGCTGAGAATTCGGTTCTTTTATTCCCCCTACAAACTGTACTCTATTTGCAATTATCTCTACACTTGATCTGTTTTGACCGTTCTTATCTTGAAACCTATTCTGTTTTAGTCGACCCTCTACGATAATAGCAGATCCCTTTTTTAGGAACTGAGCGCATATCTCAGCAGTCTTTTTCCACGCCACCACATTAAAGAATGATGTATCATTTGGATCATCTTTTTTCATTCCATTAACCGCTACACTAAACTTGCATACAGGCGTTTGGCTTTTAGTGTATGTCAACTCTGGGTCACGGGTTAATCTGCCGTGTTGTACTGTTAGATTTATGTCCATATTATTTCCCTTTTATTCCTAATATTCTCTTAATCCACGGTAATATCTTTTGATACCATCGCTTGTACTTCCATCTCTCTGGAGCTTCATAAAATTCAGGGTTGCTGTCATTTTTAATTATAGACTCGACCATTATCATCCCATTCAACAAACCGTGCATATAAGGGTCATAGTTCCAATTACCATCATTCTTTTGTATTTTTATTGATTCCTGAATATCTTGAAAAGCTTTCGATAACTGCTTATCTCTATCTTCAAACTCTGCTATCCGTTCATCTTTGCTCTGTTTCTTAGTGTTTCTCTTATTATTGCTTTCACTCATTGTTTAGCTCCTTTTAACCTTATGACTGGCAATCTAAAGAATAATATACAAACTCTAGCCAACACTCCTACTACCTGAATACTTAGTAAGCTCCTACTATCACCATACCCTATGCAATGTTTTCCCTCTTCCTTTATATAGGAATATGCAAATTTAAGTAGAAAGAATCCATTCTTATTAATACTCAACGCACTAAACTGATTAAAAGTTATCTCTTCTTTTTTATTTTCCATTGTTTTACCTCTTTATTTTTACTTTGCCTTGTTTCCAAATGCCGTTCTTATCTCTTCTCAATCCCTTGCTAAATGCCCATTGATCATAACTCTGAAAATCAATAACTTCATTCTTACCAGTTACGGGATCTCTTCCACGCTCTACTAATGGTTCTACACCGTCTACAACCTCAATAGTGGTCTCTCTATCGTTTATATCCCATTTAGCTATGCCAGTGTTACCAGGTATAAAATATCGATTGCCATCCGGATATAAAAAGCCTTCTCCATTATCACGCTTTCTGTCAACTTTAATTGACTGAGTTCGCGTATTGGTATCTTTAACAGCTAACATCAACCTATATCCTTCTACACCCTTCTCCTTTGCTTTTTCCCATTGAGTGAAAGAGCCACTTTCCATATTCCTATGACCCTCTGTTCTAACGGTTCTTAAAGAGTTATCTTTGAACCCGTCAAATGTATCTGTCAATTCCTTTGCAGTTTCTTTGTATGATTTTCCGGTTAATAATCCCTGATCTATGGTATCGAATATCTTATTAACTTCATCTAGCTTATTAGTGGCAATCCACTGTGTGAGGTTCTTAGGTGTTTTTGGTATAAGTGCCTGTGATTGAGGTGTAAGTGCCTTAATAACGGCCTCTCTGTTGCGATAAACAGACAATTGAAGCGCATCGTTTGGGAGTGTTACATAATTGTAAGGAGCTACCCAATTAAGATTATATTGATTATAGTAATAGGTGTTACTGAATGATTGCACACTGGACGCCTCAATAGTTTTACCTATCTGATTGGCGTATGGTCTGTATGTCTCTATAATGGAGTTTTCAAGCTTTTTAAGGCGGTCAAACTTAATCATCTCATTATAATAGTTTTCAGGCTTAACACCACTCAATATCTTAGCGTATGATTTTGCTATATCAGATTTGATATCTTTTAGCGCACTATTATACACACTGCCTATCTGTTTGGCCTTGGCTAATCTCTCAGCGTTAGAGAGGTCTTTAGTGAATTGTTGAAGCTCTTCAAATGTCAATTATTTATCTTCCTCAATTACAATCTCGTCATCTTCTTTAGCTGTCAATAGTGCAATCTCAGCTAATCTCTCTTTTTTCTTATCCTCAATAGCTTTCAATGCCTCTTTCAAGTCTGGTATAACTTGCTTTGGCAATAATCCAAGTACTATTTCATCACTGAGACCCAACGCTTTAAGCTGTAACGCTTGGTCAAGTATCGTAGTCAAATCAAGCGGTAAGTTCCTTGTATGGCTGATAGTGGCTGTGATATTCTCTACAGCTTTCTCATTAATGAGCTTTTCATTATAGAACTTAAGGTCACTACTCACAGCCTGTTTATATAGCTCTAATCTCTGCAATAATCCCAGATCAAAGTATACATCTATTTCTACTGCTGAATACTCTAATCCAATCAATCGGAATAATAGAGCCACACCGGATGCGGTGCCGAATGTCTCACTTAAGAATGATGGAACACCGATAATAGTATATATCAATGTTTCAAGTGTGGTTAACATTAATTTAGCATGTTCAACTGGCACATTACGTTCTAAGAATCTCGGCCAAATGTCTGTGAGACCTTCTTGAACAGCAGCACTTAGATTATGTATAACTCCCATTTCATCTATTTTCTCTTTGGCTTTGGCATCAATTGAAGTCATAAACATAAGCAGAGTATCATTAAACCTATCAGCCTCATTCATATTGCCACTCATTATCTTATCGTATTGGTCAATGATTTTCTTGACTGGCTGCCAATATGGTATCTTCTCATCATTGGCTTGATATGGGATAACTTGTAGGTCCTTAAATGGTTGATCAATGAATACTACGAACTCGGCCTTATCACTATCATTTATCGCTTTACCTCTTTTATCCTTATCATCATCGTTATACTTCCATATCTCATATCCGCCTTTAATATACACGTTGGCATACTTTGCTACTGGTAATGATATAGTATTCTTATCAACTACAATATCTTGCTTTTCAGTACGATCATAATATCTAATGAATTTAGATAGCTTTGGCACTGTTGATAGTGATGAATCCCAGATAGGAAACCCTTCACCTACTGGAATATCAGCATCTTTAATCTGAAATGTCTCTTTTCCCTCTATCCGCTCAGTCCATACAAGCTCATAGCCTATACCGTGTTTAAGTTGAGATTTATTTATCTTAGTATTCAATAGCTCTGTTTTGTTTTTTGTCTCAGCTAACTTAACCACCTTTTCAAATGTCTTATCAACTTCACCATCATCATCCGTTCTTACCTTTACAGCGGTATTTCCAGCCTTATAAGCGTAACCTAATAAGTCTTTTATAAGCCTGTTTACATAAGCAATAGGCACTCTATTATCTGGCTTTTTCTTAGCGTCTTGCATTAGGATAGCGGTATTTTCACCCTCATAATAAGCGTTGTTTCTCTTATATAAATCTCTCGGTATCTCCGACTCAGCCTTTACAATGAACTCGCTGTCTAATCCTGATTGTTGTGTTAATGATGCCATTTTATTTGTCCTTTATGTTATATTTCTGCATACCACGCATTTGTTACCATCTGGCTTTATAAGGTGAAATGTGGGTTTTTTGCAATGCTTACAGAACACACTCCGCTTATCTCTTTTTGTCCCTTGTGGTATATGAAATTGTTCCATTATCACCCTGTCCTGCGCTTTAATCATTGCTTTGTAGATAGGTGAAGTCTCATCTTCTGTAAAATGTGTACGCAAAATCTTGCGTATGTATCTAAATGATCTTATTATCTCAAATCGTTCAATTTCATCGATAGAGAATCCATTGCCTTCTGTTACATGATTGCTTTTTATGGTATTCATTTTTACTTTATATTTACCGTTCTAATCTTCACGCTTAATATCTGTCTTACAAATCCAAGTATCGGTGCAAAATAATACCTAAATTTTACGGTTGCTTGTATGTTACCTATTACCATCGCCATTAATTAATCCATTTTTTAATTAACTCTCTTATTATGATAACGACAATCCCTATCATTACGATACCGCCGACTATGGCAATAGCACCCCATAATGGAGCAGTTACCCACCACCAAGACCAAGTTATATACCCTGTTATCTTTAGTATTAAGAAAACAATAAACAATAACCCACCAAAACTAATCCCGCTACTACTTGTATTTTTATCACTCATTATTCTAATCCTTTTTCTTAGTTATCCCGCACTTGTTACAATAATCGAATATGTAACCGCCACCAACACCCTGAGCATCACACCAACTATGTTCACATTTGCCTTTTTTATCTAAATCTACATAAAAAGGAGTATATATTTCAATACAAGATTTATCATCAAAATGAACCTTGTAAGTATACATATCTAATCCGCTTGGAGCTTTGCCCTTATAAATCTCCTCTATTCTCTCAACACCTAAACAACCGACTTTATAAGCCTGTATAGGCTCAAACATTCCTTTAGCATTAAAGAAAATCTCTGTTATCATCGTTCCAACCCCTCAACCTCAATATAATCATTGTCTATCTCTCTCAAATCATCGCCAACATCACCACATCTCTGCACTGATATTGTAAACACTAAGAATCCTAGTATAAATGCTATTGTGTATGTTATTGTTTTAATCATTGGTTAACTCCCATTAACTAAAAAGTAGATTGCCACACCAAATAGCAAGCCCTAATTCTACTAACAGTGCAAAAAAATCAACCCCAGTACTCACAGGCTTTACCACTCTAGGGTGATCTTTCCCTACGTTTGATAATTGATTTGCAGTATTAAACAACAACAAACAAAACATAACTATTAAAAATTTATTCATAATTTAACCCCTATCCAAATATATTAACATCCGGAGCCTCTGTGCTATTCACATGACCCCTACTGAGATGCAAGATAGCCCATACTACCCAGTCTAAACGGTTAGGACTTCTCCCTTTACCATCGTACCCAGTCATTTCATCCTCTAATAACTCAAAATCATCACCTACATGATGAACTAAGTTGTTTTCATATAATGCGCTCACAGGTTCAGCTCTTACTAGTTTACCACGAGATGCGGTAACTTTCAACATTTTTATTTTTTTCCCACCCTCAATAGTTCGTATGTTAGATTTAACCATAGCCCCACCAAAGTTAGACTCCCATACCATCCCATTACATAAATACTTTTCGTGTGTCTCTATAGACTTCTTACCCCACTCTAATGGAGAGCCCCCAGTTGAAGCATCTTCTAATACATAATAATGCCCGTCTTTACATCTACCCGCTGCCCCTATTCCGATTATATCACTATCATTTTTCTTGATTTTGCCCTCATCATCCTCTTCACCTTTTTTTACACCATCATCACCGGATGGATCAATAGCAACCACAATTTCTACCAACTCTATGCCATCGATGGCACTCACTCTATTATCGTCTATCCAATGCTGTTTAAACATAGCACCCTCGACTACGTAGCTTTCAGGGTCTTGCATATACTGACAGTGATACACCTCTTTAGATGCTTTCAGAGTCTTTCTATCACTCTCATTGTGTTTTAATGGCCATAGCCACCCATTAGTTAGATTGTGCTTTATAGGTATTCCGTGTGTATATTTCTTGCTGTATGGCTTTGCATTATTGATCAATACAGGTAGATTTAAATGATGCCATTTCTCTCCAGACCCACCTTTTAAGAGAAAACCAGATAAATCATTCTTATGGAGCCGTTGCATAATAACAATTATTGGAGTGGTCCTCTCTAATGCCAACCTACTCTTTACTGTCCCTAAGAATCGCTTATTGACCTTTATCCTCTCTTCTGTCTTAGCATCGTCTGGTTTTATAGGATCATCTACAACTAAAGCCCCGGTAAACACATCCTCAATCATATGACCAGCTCTAAATCCAGTTACTTGCCCACCGGCCCCGGTAGCATAAACACCCCCGTTATTCTCAGTCCACCACTTCTTTTTACTATCGCTATCCTTCTTTAGCTTAATAGCCCACATCTTTTGAAACTCTGTTGACTTAATAATACCCCTAGCTACATCGGAGTTTTCAAGTGCTAATGAATCACTATATGAGAGATGTAAGAATTTACACATTGGATTTACCGCTATTCCGTACGCTATGAAGCTTATTACTGCAACCTCGGTCTTACTGTAGCCAGGTGGAATATTGATAATAAGTCGTTTTTTCTTTAATAGCATCACATCTACCAAGGCTTTAATGATTACCTTATGATGATCCGATACTATCATCTTGGTACCAAAGCGCATCTTAAAAAATAGCTTAGTGAAATATAGAAAATCAGCCTCACATAACTGCTTCTTGACTTTGAGATTAATCGCCTCTAATATATGATCTGGTAGCGTTTCTATCAATGTTTATTTATCCTTTTTAAAGTTAGATATACCTATGTTTTGCTTAGTACTATATCTACGCCTTATGTGTGTATTATATTGCTTTATCTCTCTAATTACTAGTGCGTTGAATATAAGAAGATGCACCCACATAATGAGTTTATCTTTTTCTAATTTCTTGATTCTCCGATCTGCTTCTCTAGCGTCCGCTATTCTTTGAAGTTCATCTATTGGATTTGTGGGTGTTGAGTCAAATCTAAAATAAAATGAGTTTGTCCATGGAGAAGTAGAATCATTTACATAAGTCTGTGTTGAATCATAACGATCATTAAACCCATTGCTTACCATTTATTTCCCCCTATCATTATTTATCCATAATTACTAAGAGTATTATTACCACAGCTATGCAAGCGCAAAATATTATATTATCCACTATATACCAACTTATTGAATGTATCCATAAAGTGTTTACTGACAAGCTTCTTCTCTTCCATGGAGATATCAGCTAACACCTGAGATGCATTTACCGCGACTAATCCCCTCTTTAGCTTTGATTCCTTTTTATTATCAGTATCTGGAAGGTTGCCTATATCTATATTGTCAGTCATTGTTTACCTTATTATTGTAATCCATTTATTAAGTCAGTATGGACCATCTCTCTTATTGTCTGTTTTACCATATCCTCATAAAATATCTTATAAGATACTGTTTTCGCTACCCAGTAACACCCGTATATAATAGCTATTGTCAATATAAGTCCGACAATACCGCCTATAATATGCTTAATATTCATAGGTTAAAATCTCCCTGTTAGATAATACTTAACTACATCAACATTGTATAGGTTTTTCATACGTTCTATCTCTGCTTTGATTTCATCCTTCATTTTTTCAGGGAAATAAAACCACTCTGGGTGTTGTTGATAAGAAGAATAACTTTGATAATTCACTTTATCTGTATCATGATTATAATACATTTCGACCTTATATGCATCATCTCTCCAATCTGGCACATAATCACCTATTATACGCTTCCAATGTTGTTTGATAATCTGTTCAGCTTGTACGCGCATAGTACTGTTATGTGAACACCTCTCTCCTAATATTCCACGTTATAGAATATTGTTCATCATCGCATCCATTGCACTAGTTGTATAGCTATCTTCCTCGTGCCACTCCCGAAAATCAAACCCCTTATCAGCTTTCAACTCTTCTAATTTCTTAGATACATCGGCTATAGTTTGGTTAGCAGTATCCAACGTTTCCTGTAATTTATTAATTTGTTTATCATTATTCATAATTTACCTCTTTATTTTTATTATTACCGACCTAGAAAGCAACTCATTATGTTTTCGTTTGCCTCAATGTTTTCATCAGCTCTCCACACTAAATAGAAATATCCATTTCTATAGTGTTCAAAGACCTCTTTTCGCCACATATCTTCCCAAATCTTAGGACAAAATCTCTTGTTTCTCCTAAATAGCGATATTATCCAGTTAATCATTTTCATACATCCTCCTTTAATTTCTTAACGACCTTTTCCAAGTCTTTAGCCTCTACATTCACATTGATTATAGTGTGCTTATTATCTGTCTCATTATCCTTGCTAAAAGCTCCTACAACCTTACCACTCAATTCCACTGCCTTAAGAGCTGCTTTTAAGTCTAATTTCACTTCACCGGTTGCCACGTGTTTCTGAGTTTTGCGGTCAAATACTATTACGGGTTGTTCTGATAAGGCTAATTCTTTGATATTTTGACAATCTGCTATAATATCCTCTGCTTGTATATCTGATGCAACTCTCCTTTCCTCCTTAAGCTCTTTTATAGCATTTTGGATATAATCTTTCTTTAGCATCCTACAAGCTTGTGAGAAGGCTGAGCGCGTCGAATAACCAGACCTTATGCAAGCCTGAGTACCGTTGAAATCCTTCATATACTCTATAACAAAAGCATACTCTTTATCAGTCAATGTTTTCTTCACTTCATTCTTAACCTTGGCTGTGTTTTTAGGCTTTTTTACAGGTATCTTATTTTTGTTATTGGCTCCCACTTAGTTATTATCCTTACTTAAGATGTTATTTATCTTCTTTACTAGCCATGTATCTTTAAGAGCGTCTATTACGTTTTCCAATTCCCTATTTAGGCTATAACATTGAAATTCCAGACTATGTGAAAGTATTCTTATAACCTCTTTTCTCTCGGCTTTACTATCACACCTAACTAGAGTATTGTAAATCCACCCTCTAGCGTTATAACTATCCCACAAATATTGCTTTAAGTTTCTGATTATCCTCATGATCCTTACCTATTTGTATTACTACTACACGTTTCATTACTACAGTAATGCGCTATACTCATATCTTTCTCACATCTAAGGCATTTTAGAGTATCGCCACTGTTAGATTGATTGAGAATAGATCTAATGTATTTCCAAGTCTTTTTTTCATACTCATCACAATACTTATCTATTACTCCACTTATTACCTGGATGGCTTTTTGTTTATTAGTTTTAAAATCTTTGCTCATTTATTATCCCTTTATTATAATTGTTAAGTCATTCCCCACGATCCCCCCGTGGAGTGGTGATATCACATTATACCTGTTTTCACAGTTGACCGATAATGTAATATAATACTTAAACTATTAAGCCATACACCGAGAAGTTGCGCATTGTCAAGAGGCTCTCGATGTTGCATGTATATTCAGGGAGAGGAAGTACATCTAGTAGGTGTCTTAGGTGGAGAAACTCCTGTATTACCTATTACCTCCCTCATATAGTCTAGTTATCTATACAGGTTATTACACCCTCCCCGTGAATACACATATGTAATTATACAATGCATTGGTTGCACTTTCAAGTAATTTATTTATTGTTACCCATTCCCAAATAATTCTAATTGAGCTGAATGTGCTGCCTTT